CACGGCTGCAAATGCAGCGATCAACATGAGTAAACTCCTGCAAATATCTTCTGGCGCGGTCTATACCGATGGTGGCGAGAGCCTAGAGTTCGACATCAAGCACCGTTATCAGGTTCTTAGAGAGGTCATCGACGAGAGTTCCAAGAAGGTCTTGGTGTTTGTACCGTTCAAGCACACCATAGACATCTTGACTGATAAGCTACGCAAGGACGGTATCACTACCGAGATCATCAGGGGGGACGTGCCTGCGGCGAAGCGCACCGAGATATTCCGAGAGTTCCAACAGTCCGACAACCCAAAGGTGCTTGTCATTCAGCCGCAGTCAGCGGCGCATGGTGTTACGTTAACAGCCGCAAACACAGTTGTGTGGTGGGGTCCGACTAGTTCGTTAGAGACTTACGCACAGGCAAACGCGCGTGTTCACAGGTCAGGACAGGATCACAAATGCACCGTCGTACAGCTCCAAGGTTCCCAAGTAGAGAAACGTGTTTACGCATTATTAGATAACAGAATAGACGTACACACAAAAATGATTGATCTTTACAAAGAAATACTTGACTAAGGTATAATCCGCTAGTAGAGTGAACATCCCGACACTAGTGTCGTGCAAATGGGAGAACAAAATGAGTGAGGATGATAAGTTAGCCGCGAAGCTGACTAGAGTGTACTTGAAAATCCGCGACGAGAAAACCCGTGTTGCGGAAGAGTTCAAGCAAAAAGAAGCCGACCTTAACGAACAACTCGATAAGGTCAAAGCCGCGCTACTCGACTACTGCAAGGAGCAGGGTGCCGATAGCGTTAGGACTTCAGAAGGTCTCTTCTACCGTTCGGTAAAAACTCGTTATTGGACAAGTGACTGGGAAGAAATGCACAAGTTCGTCTTGGAGCATCAGGTTCCCGAGTTCTTTGAAAAGCGGTTAAACCAGACGATTGTTAAGACCTTTCTCGAAGAGAACCCCGACGTAGTTCCGAAGGGACTAAACGTGGATTCTGAATATATAATCTCTGTGAGGAAAAAATAATGACTGGACCATTCGTACCTATCGAAGACCTGTCGAAGCACTTCTCTGTATCGGTTTCTACGATCCGTGCATGGGTGCGTCAGGGTCATATCCCCAAACATACCTACATAAAAGTGGGTAATACCTATCGTTTCTCTGTTGATGACGTGTCAGTCGCACTCACCAAGAAGGACGCAGACAAGCTAAACAGCAACGGTGCAGACACCGTTGTTACGGCAAGTGGTCTGGGTGCTATCGGTGCAGCCACTTTCACTGATAATGATGACGATGACGATGCCGATTTTAACTTAGACGACGATATTTAAGGAGAAACAAATGTCCGATATTACCTTGTTTGAAAACAATGCGCTTGCGAACAGTGATCTGTTCAAATCATTGCAGGATGTAAACGACAATCTGCTAAGTGGTTCTGGTGGGGGAGATCAACGTCGCCGCATCAGCCTTAACGGCGGTAAGTTCCGCGAGTTCGTCAACGGCGAACAAGTGTCCGTCAGTAAAGAAGATAACATGAATATGGTTATCTTGAACGCCGCTAAGATCAGTCGCCAGTATTACGAAGGCAACTATGATGCGCAAAACCCAACCCCGCCGAAGTGTTGGTCAACCGACACCGAAGCACCTGCACCCGAGGTTCCCGCCGATCAGCGTATGGCCTCACGTTGTATGGATTGTAAGATGAACATCAAGGGTTCTGGTCAGGGTGAAAGCCGTGCCTGTCGTTTTGGACAGCGCCTCGCTGTAGCACTCGAAGGACAACTTGATAAGGTGTATCAGCTTGCCCTGCCTGCGACTTCCGTCTTTGGTGATGGCAAGGATGGCAAGATGCCGATGCAAGCATACGCACGGTTCCTTTCCGCGCATAATACCCCCGCAATCGCTATTATCACTAATATGCGGTTCGATGAAAGCAGTAGTGTTCCCAAGCTATTCTTTAAGGCGGTTCGCCCCTTGGACGAAGAAGAGTTAAAGACAGTGGTTGAAATGAAAGACCACCCTGATACTGTGAAAGCCATTACTCTCACGGTTGCCCAAACCGATGGTGTAGAGAAGAAGGCACCAGAGCAATTCGCGCTTGAGAAGAAAGAAGAGCCTAAACCGCTGTTCGACAATGAGGATGACGAACCCGTTGAAGAGCCTACCAAAGTCGTCAAGAAAACCGCGCCTGCTCCAAGCAGTGATGATGGCGACCTGAGTTCGATTATTGACAACTGGGACGATTGATCGCTCGTCGTCTAGTGTAATTGGACTGCGCCACGGTGGGGGACTTTAACCTCTTTCACCCTACCGTGGCGGTTTAGGCAATGGGTGGTATAAATGGAAACAAAAACATTTCTAACAAAGGCGTTGAGTAGTGAGGGCTACTACTGCATCTTTGCGGCGAGATCGTCAGATGAACGTAAAGCACAAAAGTTTTATGACACGATTGATGCCGTTGTTGATGCCGCTCACAATTTTGACCAAGAAGGGTATGATATTTACTACGGCCTAGCCACGTTTCACGAGGCAGGCTCACGTAAAGTAGATAACGTAAAGCACCTAAATGCGTTCTTTCTAGATTTAGATTGTGGGCCAAGCAAAGACTTTACATCGCAAGAACAAGCGATAAAAGCCCTACATACATTCTGTAAGAAGCACAGCCTACCTCGACCGATTATGGTTAACTCTGGGCGGGGTGTGCACGTCTACTGGTTCCTGTCGGAATCGGTGTGCTATGAGGATTGGTATCCTGTAGCGGAAAGGCTGAAACGTCTTTGTGCGCAGGACAACTTTGCCGCTGACCCTGCTGTAACGGCTGACGGTGCGCGCGTGTTAAGGGTTCCTCATACACATAACTACAAGACAAACCCACCGTTAGACGTGGGCTTTTTTGGGCCAACGCCAGAGTTCTCGGCTGTAGATTTTGATGCGTTCTCGGAGTTGCTCGGGTCTGACTCGATACCAGTTCCCGCGAAGTATACGCCACAAGAAATGAGCCAGACTATGCAAAACCTGATGGGTAATCAGGAAAGCGTGTTTAGGGACATTCTACTGAAAACCCAACAAGGCAACGGGTGCGCACAGCTTGCGTATATCATGGGCAACCAAGAAACCATGAGCGAACCAATGTGGAGAGCGGGGCTGTCCATCGCTAAGTTCTGCTCGGACGGGGACAAGGCGGCATACAAGTTATCACACAAGCACCCTGACTACACCGCTGACGAAACGCGTAAGAAGCTGAGCCTGATAAAAGGGCCATACACTTGCACGAAGTTTGACGAGTATCGGCCTGATGTTTGTTCTGAGTGCCCCCACTGGGGAAAGATCAAATCTCCGGTTGTGTTGGGGAGGAAGCTACGCGAAGCCGATATAGATGACGAAGGCAACTATGTAGCAGAGCCTACGGAACCAGAGGAGCCGAAGTATGTCATACCGAAATACCCACCGCCCTATGTGCGTGGGTCAAATGGTGGGGTGTATATACGCACCCGAAACGAAGATGGAGATGTAGAGGAGAAGCGAATTTACCATAACGACTTATATGTTGTTAAACGTATCCGCGATCCAGAGTTGGGCGAGTCCCTAGTGATGCGTCTCCACCTACCAAGGGACGGTGTGCAAGAGTTCACACTACCCATGAGTTCAGTAACGTCGAGTGAAGAGTTCCGCAAGAAGTTGTCCTCGCAAGGCGTTGCAGTTAAGAAGATGGATGAGCTGATGTCATATACACTTAGTTGGGTGGATGAATTACAAGCCACCAGTACAGCCGACCAAGCCCACGTTCAGTTCGGGTGGACAAACGATAAGTACGATTCGTTCGTTCTGGGCAACCAGAATATCAGGCCCGACTGCATCGAATTTAACCCGCCTGCCAACCAGACAATAGGATTTTTCCCTGCGTTTGAACCCAAGGGCACCCTTGAAGGGTGGAAAGAAACCTTGAAGTTCTGGAGCGGTGATCGGTTCGTGTTACAGCAGTTCGGGTTTGGCATGGGTTTCGGCAGTCCGCTGATGGAGTTCCTGAACGAGCCGTGTGGTGCCGTTGCCTTTATCAACAACGACTCGGGCACTGGTAAAACCATGATGATGTACGCCGCCGCAGGTATCTGGGGTGACCCACGTAAACTTGTTTTGGATAGAGACGACAGCGTTGCGTTCAAGATGAACCGTGCTGAAGTCATGCACAGTCTACCGACAGGCATTGACGAGGTGACCAACCTTACCCCGCGTGAGATGTCAAACCTTGTGTACCAAGGCACCGCAGGTAAACAACGCGGGCGTATGACAGCCAGTGCCAACGTGGAGCGGCACCAAGGTAGACCGTGGAGCTTACTGATGCAGTACACGGCAAACGCGTCAATCATTGAGACGGTCAGTCGTGGCAAGGCTATGCCGAAAGCAGAGGCACAGCGGATACTTGAGTGTCGTGTTGAACGGTTGTTTGACAAGTACAAAGACAAAGAAGTACAGGATCAGTTCAAAGAGAAAGTGCTCAAGTTAAATTACGGTGTAGCGGCAGTGCCTTACATCCAGTGGATCATGAACAACCTCGAAGAGACACAGGCTATCATCAAGAAGGTTCAGAAGCGTGTGGACGAGGCGGCAGAGTTAACGTCTGAGAACAGGTTTTGGTCTGACACTATCACTGCAACCGTCTCGGGGCTACTGATCGCCAAGAAAGTCGGACTACACGATTACGATGTGCAGAAGATATTCAAGTGGGCGACTACTGACCTGATCGCACAGAACAAGCGTGGTCTTAGCGAGATGTCTAGCACCGCGACCGATGTGCTCAACGACTTTTTTGCCGAGAACATTAGCTACATCCTCCAAATAAAAAGCACCGTGGACAACCGTGGTGTGCACGAGAGTGGGCTAGATGAACACGTTGTCCCAGAACAGGTAGCGAGAGGCCGATTGGTAGCGCGATACGAGACAGACACGAAGCTGTTTTTTGTAAAGCCGAAACCTCTGAAGGAGTGGTGTGGTGAGTTACAAATTAACTACGCCCATTTGGTCAGCGAGATCATGCAGAAGTTCAAAGGTAAACGTAAGAAGGTGCGCCTGACCAAGGGCACTAATCTTGTGCTACCCCCTGCTGATGTCATCGTCATGAAGTTCGATGCGGAGCCAGAAGATGACAGTGTGGAAAACCTATGATCTGCACCCTGACGGAGTGCGCATCCAAGTTAACTGGGATAAAATGGTTATTGGTGCATCGGTGTTTATACCGTGCATTAATACCGAGGAGGCCATAAAGCAAAGCATCAAAATTTTTGCCGATAGAGGTTGGACTTTAGACCACCGAGTCCGTATTGAAGGCGGCAATTTGGGGCTACGTATATGGAGAACTGTGTGATATAGTTCAGGCGATGGTTTTGTTTGCCCTCACTAACATACCGTCGTTCTCCTTGTGACCCCCTGACCTTTTGGTCAGGGGGTCCTTCTTTATCGGTTGTACTCCCTACGACTCTCTTCAATCGCATAACGCACCAGTGGATTGATAGTCACGCCGTTGTACATCTCAGAAGAAGTTCGTCTGTGCGTTTTTAGAGACTTCTGTATGTCCTCGTTTCTGATAGGGCTAGATGGGTGCTTGTCATTGAACTCAAAAATTTCGTCCAGTACCGAAGAACTCTCGTCAAAGTCACTCATACGCAGTGCCACATAATAACGACGCATCAGGTTGGTACGCTCGTCAAGGATGGCCCGCTCCACACGTTTATCACGTTGGTTTTGTTCCTGTTGGAATATGTAGTCGGCAGGGGCAAACCCGATGCCTTGAGCAAGCATTTCCCAACTAGACATATCGGCGTAAATTGGGTCGCCGCGCCGTGTGTAGATACCACCTTGTTGCTGATACCGTCCGAAAGTCGTCTTGTAGGCGTTTGCCACACCTGCGGGGAGCGCATTCTCAATTCCTCGGACAACCTCACCATTTTGAAAGTCGTCTTTTGCACGAAGTAGCCGCTTACCGACACTCAGC